CATTCGGCCAGACGGATCACGTACCAGATAGCCGACAACAGAGCAGCTACCTTGGGCATCCAGTTGAGGATAGTTGCGACAGCGGCGAATGCAGCGCCCGCGTCTACTGTGTGCTTGTCCATCTCAACTCTTAAAGGCTTTGATAGCCTGCACAGCATGGGGAGCGATCTTCTCTATGGACCTGCCGCCGACATATCCGCCGAGACATATCTTGACGAGACTGAATAGATCATCAATAGAAGCCGGAGTGAGATTAGGAGCCGTGTAGCCAAACCAGTACGATCCGACGAGTCCAGTGAGAAACAGCGCAACGATGGGCCGCCAGTTGCGTTGTAACCAGCTCTCACCTTTAGCTTCCGCCTGAATGTTAGCCATAGCGGCCAACTGGAGCTGCAGTTCATCCTCGACAGCCTTGGCTTCGTCAGATTCTCTCATCTGCTCTAATTGAGCCTTAGCCGCATCTTGCGCAGCCTTGTCCGGAATCACCTTGTTGATGATATCGGTAATAGGCTTCACAATCATGTCCCAAATCATCGCGGATACTCTCCCGTAGTCAGTGCATCTATTAATTCATCGAATCGTTTCGGCTCTTGTTTGTATGCCAAGGAGTCTTTCAGCTCCTGGCTGGCCGTTGGGTAGTCTTTGGCGGCTAGGGCCGCTAGGAACTTGTGGAACTGTTTGAGCTTGTTACCCAGATTGAACGCGAGCTCCACGAACACATTCTGTCTAGGGCTGTCTAAAGTGACGTAAAAGGCATAACTGCTAGCTATTCCCTCTGCGGCATCAATGTCTCGAGTGAGGTAGCTGTCGCACTGATCGCAGTCAGCAGAGGGTGGCCACGGTGCAGGAAGTAGATGGCCGTAGCAGATTGTCCAGAAGCCGAGGGAGTCCTTGTAGGGCTTAAACCTAAGTCCTTCCTTTTGCTTTAGGCGCATGGTAAGGCGCGATCTGTCCATTTACTGCGCCTGCTGTGCGGACTGAGAGCCTGCAGCGAGTATTCCAGGAGCAGCCTGTCCAGCGGCACCAGCTGCGGTCTGCATTCCGGTCTTAGCAGCTACCTGAGCTGCTGCCCATCTCTGGAGCCACTGCCGCCCCGAGGGGCTATAGGCTAGAGCCTTTGCAGCCTGTTGGCTGAATCCCGCAGCTGCCGCAGCTCCAGCAAGCTCCGCTGCCGTGTCTATGTGACCTGTAGCAAGAGCTACAACAGCAGCGCCAGCAGAGCCAAACGCAGCCATACCACCGAGCCTCTGTGGCGTACCGGAGTTAGCTGTATTCTTGCTGAGTATCGCTTTTCCGGCCTGAGCCAGCTGCATCAACTCCGGGTTAGATCCCTGGCCGTAGACAGACTGGCTAGCACCCTTGGCGGTATCCATCGCGTTGTAGAGCAGTGCAGGGGACACCTGATTGCCGTGATACTCTTTTCAATCGCCTTCATGGCTGCATATCGCTGATTCGTGCGAGCCAACAGCGCAGCATCCCCAGGCCGAGCCTGTCTCTGCATAGCGCCGGTCAGAGCCTCACGGAGCTGCGTGACGAACGGAGCTTTACCCCCATCCTTAGCAACACTGTCTAGAGCAGACTGGAATTGCTTGTAGCCTTCACCTGACAGCGTTCCGCCGTTCTCTTCCATCATGGTCTCCAGGTCATCGATCTGGTTATGGATGACTTGGGCGTTCTCCGGAGTGAGAGACCGGCCAGCCGCGTAGCGGATCTGGCTAATGGTCTGATTCAGCGGTGGGTCGTAGGTGACGCCGTTGCGATCTGCAATAGCGTTGTACGTATCCTTGAGAGCCCGCTTGCCAGCGAGCATCACAGACGGGGTAGCTTCCCGGCTGTCGGATATACCCATCTTCCGTAGGGCTGCAGCTGTAAAATCCGCTGCTTGGGCGTCGGAAAACGCCCGAGCGTCGCCGAAAGCCCCGTCGTTAGCTACGTTCTTGGCGGTAGTAGCCAATTTGCTATTGAGAGCCTGGGCATTGTCCAGCCGTACCCCTTCCTTAGCGAGCGTAGCTAGCTGCTGGACACGGGTAACCGGGGCTGCTGTAGCGGCCTGCATAGCCTCTGTAGCGGCCGTTCCGCCAGGGAGGTTCGGCGATACCAGTCCGGAGCCAATAGCCTCAGCTACACCACCAGCGGAAGCCAGCGGGGGAGCCTTGCCCAATGCAGGCTCTAGCCGCTGCTCTAGATCCTGCGTCGGGAGGGTAGGGAAGGGAGCGCGCTTGCCCAGGGCACTGGCCCCGGCATTCACGAGAGCTGCCGTACCGTCAGCGAAGATGCCAGGGATAGCCGTAGCCCCCTTGACGAGCATCCTCCCGCCTGACTGGAGCATCTCCTTCCCGAACTGCCCGGCCTTGTCTAACGTAGACGAGTTGTCTACCGGAGCCGGCTGCTGCTTCAGTTGCTGCTGCAGGATGGCCCACGCTTGCTCTTGCGTAGCTCCGTCCGGTCCGTTGACCGTGTATTGCTTACCGTCTGGAGATGAGAACGTGAAGGTAGGCATTAGTGGATCGCCACTGACCAGCCCGCAGGCAGACCGCCCTGACCCTGTGTTTGAGAGGGGGGGAGAGTCGGGGCAGCCTGCCCTTGGGTAGCCGTAAATCTAGAGTCGTCATCGTCCAGAGCCTTAAATCCAAGCTTCTCTTGGATCTTCAGGATCGCTCCGAACTTGTCAGGATGAGCGAGTGCCTCGACAGCCGTAGAGGATGCCTTCCTGACGACGTTTAGCTCGTTGGTGGCGAGCTGCTGGACAGCAGCCTTTACCGCCGCTGGCCCGTCAGCCTTCCGGAGCAGTGCCCATGCTTCCTCTCGTGCGCTGTCCGTGCTAGTACCCGTACCGCCAGAGATGACACGCGCATACGTGTTGATGAAGGACTGAATAGCTCCAGCGTATGCCTTCTCACCTGGATCAGACATAGCCGTCTTGCCAGCTGCGATGATCGAGTTAATACCAGTCCAGCTAGTGCGGGTCACTCCGCCTAGTGTCTGCAACACCTGTGCTCCCATTCCCTGCAATTCGTTCTGCAGAATGTCAATGTTGCCGGCTCTACGTCCGACAGTTGAAGCGTCCGAATTGAGGAACCGGAGCTGCGAGCGAGCAGCAGCCATGTCCGTAGGCGTAATGCCAACGGCAGCGAGCCTATTCAGCACCGCAGAACGCACAGACGGCGGCTGTCTCGCCATCGCTGTAGGATCAATCGAGTAGCTACCCGCCAGAAGGTTGAGACCCTCCGGAGTAAGCGCGTTAGTGTCTACTTGGGCCTTGACCAGTGCCTGCTGCACTCGCATGGAAGCAATATCTGTCTTCGCAAACAGCTGTGCCGCCTGACTAGAAGACATGATCTGAGCGCCAGTCTTGCTAGCCTGCTTTAGCTGCTCTACGTCATCCGGATTAGACACGTCGAAAGCTTTGGCGCTGAAGCCAAACTCGCTCTTAGGATCTTGCGTAACCGCATACGCCAGGTTGCCGGTAGCTTTGGCCTGGTTCTCCGCTGCGATCTTGCCAGGCTGCTCCTCATCAAACGTAGTCTGCTCTCGCTGATCGTTGGCGATCAGCCGAGACTGCTCAAACTTCATGTTGCCGAGCTGCAGGAGCTTCGTATTCAGCTGGGCAGAGGCTTCCGGATTCACAGAGGCTAGAGCGTCTCGCTGAGCGCGAGTCTGTCTAATCGAGAAATCTAGATCACTCTCCCCATCTTGTGGAGTGAGCTGTGCTCCCTTCAAGGCTTGCTGAGTAGCCTGTGCCTGCTCGACTTGCGGAGACGGGAACAGATTGGCGATTCCCTGAGAGGCAGCCATGGTATTGGCTCTCTCTCGAGACGATCCACCGATGGTGTTAACCTGATCCATTACCTGTTTCTGCTGCAGCATTTGTGCAGTAGCAGGATCAAACAAAGACATATCGGGCATTACAGCCTCGCTCCTGCCCTGCGTGACCCTTCACCAGCCAGAACGGGCTTAGGCGTAGGAGCCGCTTTGATCGCACTACCTTGATAGATGTTTTCAAACGGAGAGTCTCCCCCTACAGCTTTCCAATTCTGCGCGGCTGTGCCGTTCATATATTGCCTGGTCATGTCCTGCAGCAGCCCCTGAGTAGTCGCCTTGTATGCGTCTCCAACATTAGACCAGCCCTTGCCCATGCTGTTTACCCATGGAGCGATGACTTGGTTGTAGACCTGATCCGGAGGAGTGCTCGCGGAGATCTTGCCGCTGCTTATGGCGTTGTTGATTTGGCTAGCGAAATCCTGCGTGAACTTCTGCTCACCCATACGCCCGTATTGGGCATACATCGGCAGAGTAGAATCACGCCTGTCGAACAGGCCAGCCAGTTGCACATACGGGTTCTGAACGTTCGCGGCGACCTGCGAGGTATTGCCGTTAGACGAGGTGGCGTCTATCAACCCCTGTACGCCAGCTGTCTCCGGATCTTTCGCACCAGGACCGAAGGCCGAGGATAGAGCTCCGACAGCTCCGCCGATCACTCCGCCTAGCACGGTGCCGATACCAGGAACGATGGAGCCGATCGCAGCGCCCGCCTCAGCACCGTTCAGAGCGTCACTGCCTGTCTTACCTGACTCGTAGTTAGACGCAAAGTTGTAGAGAGCTAGCGGAGCTGCGACGTATCCGGCAGCAGTCCCTACGGCACCAGAGTACGAACCAAAGGCTCCCATCTTACTGCCGAGCTGTGCCGCGTTGACGGCCGCCGACGTATCTCCCTTGACTCCGCCTTGCTGCAGCCCTGTGTAGATACCGAGGGCGTTCATTCCGGCACCCGCAGCAGATCCAACAGCCTTAGAGTCACTACCGAATAGACCGGCCTGAGATCCCAACTTAGCGGCCCCCAAGCCAGCTCCGGTATAACCAGTCGCTGTTCCGGACTGCAGCCCGTTGTATACCCCCAAGCCGGTGCCGATTGAGCTCAACCCGAGAGTATTAGGGGATGAGCCTGTAACCGGAGAGGAGCTGTCCGGGGCGGTCGCCTGATAGGCATCAGAGGCTGGTGTGGTGCTAGTGCTTTGGAAGTTGCTAGCCATTGGTTCGGCGGCTTGCCCGCCAGCGCCGCTAAAACCGTCCCCGGCGTTGTACTGGTCTAACAGCGACTGATCGAAGCTATTCCCAAACAGGCTGCCACTGCTAAAGTCCGTGTTCATCAGGTTTGAGTCACCGTTACTCATAAACCCGTTGCTGCCGAACGTACCAGAGCTGCCCAGGATGCTGCTGTCATTCCCCAAGTTGAGATTGGTAAAGTCGTTACCGTTCAGGCTGCCCGAGCTGTTTAGATCATTGAGGAACCCATTGATCTGCTGCTGATTGGCCGCTGTGTTACCAGAACCGCCGCCACCGATAAGCTTAGACAGGAGTCCGCCGATCCCGCTGGCCCCAGCAGAACCGTTGCTGCCGTTCGTGCCACTCCCAAGTAGACCGGAGAGCAATCCGCCCAAGCCGTTATTGCCCATCAGGGAGCTCCCGGCAGAGCTCAGCCCGTTTGCCAGGATGTTGCTACCGTTCTGTGTGCCCGCTAGAGAGGTTGCAACAGAGGCGTAGGGGAACAGCGATTGGTTTCGCGCAGTAGCCTGGCCCATGCCAGTTTGCAGCGCAGCATTGTAGTTGTTCAGCCCCAATGTGTTGAGCGCACCAGCTCCCTGGATCGCCTGGAGGCTGTTGTTCAGCTGCGCGGTGTTGAGCCCTGAGATCAGCTGATTGGTGTTGCCGAAGTTGTTCAGGGCGTTAGACAGGATACCGTTAGCGGTGTTCGTCAACGTCCCATAGTTGGACGCTGCGGAGTTCTGCTGCTGTAGAGCTCCCTGGAAAGCGTTCAGCTGGTTCGATGAGTCAGCCTGAGCTACCCCGCGCCCGAAGTTCTGCGCCGCAAGTGCGCCAGAAGCAGCCCCGGTGCTGTCGGCTACGCCATTCCCAAACAGGGTATTCTGGAGACCATACGCTGCCTGCTGCACTCCAGGTGCCGATTGAGCCCTATAAGCGCCGAGCAGGTTGTTGTAATTGGTGTTGAAATCACCAAGGTTGCCGAGCTGGGTATAGGCCGCACCCATGCCGATGTTGTAGTTGCCATAGGCGCCGGTCAACGCATTGGTAGCCTGCCCTAGGGTACCGTTGGCGTTGTTGGTGAGCTCAGCGAGAAGGTTGGGGTTGTAGAGGCTAGAGCCGCTGCCAGCTGTTCCGGCTAGACTGCTGAAGGCCGGATCTAGCGCACCAAGCCCTATGGAGCCGGTTCCATTGGTCCCGTAGCCCGAGGACATGCCACCAGGACCGCCCAGGCTGTAGCCGTTGAGGTTGGTAGGGCCAATGGTGTTGAGGGCACTCTTTAGCCCGTTGTATGCCTGCTGCTGGTTAGAGGCAGCCAGTCCAGTACCGCCAGCGGACAGAAGTCCGCCGAGCAAACTAGACAGATTCAGGCCAGAAGCAGCCTGCTGCTGAGTAGGGTCCACTAAGGAAAATGCCTCGAGAAAGGCGCAGGCTGGAGAAGCCCGCTAGGAGGGAAGTTATCCGAGCAGATAGCCCGAGAAGTAGGAGCCTATGTCTACATTTGTCGTAGTGACACCGTTGGGAGCTCCAACGTCGACATTTACACACACAGTGTCATTGGCCGCGAGAGCCAGCGTAACGCTGCCGCCGTACCGTGCAGTTCCGTTCTGACTTACGGTTGTCGGAGAGCTGCCTATCGGAATGTCGTATCTGTTGGGGCCGAAAGCAGTTGCCGCATTCCGGGAGAAATAGATAGCGTTTAGCACGAGGTTTGCCGCTGTATTGCCTGCCAGTATGTTAATACCAGCGTTGAACACGTATATGCCAGCTACCGGCGCCGTGAATTGTCCAGTGATCGTGGAATAGCTGCTGCTCTGATTGGTATTGGCACTGTTGAACACAGCAGTGCTCACACTAGAGTTAGCTAGGGTCTGAGCAGCAGTCACGCGCTGCGCATTGAACATGGGCTGTGTGGCACTCGGGAGAGTCACTACACCGGCCGTAGACATCGACATGGCTGCGGTAACGCCGCCATTGACATAGAGATTGAGGGCCTTTAACGCCCCAACGGCAGCATCAGTGACGTTGGTTCCGCTACCCGTCCAGCCTTTCACAGTGCTTAGCTGCAGGACATTTGTAGGAGTGCTGTTGGCAATATTGAACAATGCCATATCACCCCTAAGCCGCATGTACTGCTGACCGTCAATGCCGTTGATATCTAGTGCAATACCAGAAGTGGGAGCGTTGATTAGGACAGTGCCGGTAGCTCCGCCAATGGAGAGTCTAGTAGAGCCGGCAGTAAGCAGATTGAAGGAGGGTGCGGCAACTCCACTAGCATTAAGGTTGACTGCACTGTTAGTCGTGTCAAAGTCAATTGTAGTCCCGTTAGCGCCTGGGTCTAGTATCCTTATCCCTACGGCAGCTGAGCTACCAGGATTGACAAGTAACGCGCCGGCACCGGAAATTCCATTAATGGTTGCGGTGAATGTTCCACCAGACGCGGCATTTACTACTAGATTTCCGCTAGCGTTTACCGATAGACGGAGAGTGCTGGCAGTGGAGATCGCTAAAGAATCAGTAGCGGACTGATACAACCCGGTACGAGTAGACGCGCCGAAGTAGATAGACGGATTGCCAGCGGAGCCGGCCTGGAAGCCGACAGGAGCGCTGGCGATACTAGAAGCATCGTACTTGCTTGCAATGGCTGTGGCGATTGCCGCGAGCTCCGGATCTACTTCGGCTCCTTTGATGAGCTTGAGCGGATTACCAGACAGCAGAGCGTCTTTGGGAGCGAAGAAAGTAGTTTGAGTGTAATTACTCAAGCGAGCCTCAGAATCTTAGACAGAAGGTTTGCCTGCTGTACTGCGAAGTTGCTATCTACGGTTGCCGTGATCGCCACGGAGAAGTATTGGCCCTCTCCAGATCCGTCTACGTTAAGGATGGAGAGCAGCACTCCGCCGCTCCATTCGGAAATCCCCCACTGCCCAATGCCCCACTCGGCATTAGTGCTACCTTGGGTAGTCCGGACCGCGGTCCCGGTAGACGTGGCGCCGAAGTTGACGTACCACGTAAACGTTACGTTGACGGAGGAGCGGACGTAGAACAGAGCTCCTAGCCTCTTGAGGGCCTTCAGCCGAGAGGCAACGTCTGGACCGAAGTCCATCCAGGGGAGCCGCAGCTGCACCTGGAAGTTCACGCCGTAGTCGGCGCCCTGACCGTAGGTTGCTACCGTGCCAGTCACGTTAGACATGTAGACAGTGCGGTTGAAGAACTCCGCCATCGTGGTAGGAGCAATCAGCCAGCGCGTCATCGGAGCTACTTCGTCTCCGTCTTCATCCTGGAAGCGGTGCCGCATATCAGCAACCCAGGTGTATCCGCTGCTAGGTAGGGACAGCGCGTAGAAGCCATTACTAGCGGAGTAGAAGCCAGTAATGTTGTTAGTCACCTCAGAGGTGAGCATCGCGATAAGAGCGTCGCGGACATGCTTGCTCAGCTGCGTTATCGGACGGCTCTGATTGATTAGCAGGCGCTGCAGAGACTGAATCCCGATGGAGCTGCAGAACATCAAGTCTGACGCTTCAACCTCTCCGCCGATGGAGGCGACGGTCCACTGACTGATGCAGCCGACTCCCTCAATCGCGTCAACGATCTTAAGCTGAGTAACGTCTAGCCCCAGCACTGTAGCGTTCGTAGATCCGTAGAACAGGATCTGTTTCGTGCCGAATATAGCGAGGGTGCCGTTAAATGCCGATATGGCCGTTACTGTGTCATTACCTAGCGGCCAGACTTTGCGTAGATCGATAGACCCGCTGTCTCCGCTCCCCCAATTCGTCTCATCCAACAGGGCAGAAAACTGCAGGGTATGACCGTCTGCATTCATCCCCCACAGTCGCCCAAATGCTGCGGTGCCCACTCCGCCAGTCGGAGCGGTGCCGGAGGATTCAACGATGTTGGAGAAGGTTCCGGTAGAGCGAACGATAGGCTTCTGTCCGGCCTGGAAGCCGATGGCCTTATCGAAGAAGTTGACGAAGTACCAGCGTCCGCTAGCCGTGCTGGATATAGTACCAACAAGGTCCGTCGAAGGAGCTGTGACGTTACTGGATATGCCGCCATCCCAAGCGACAATCGTAGTAGACACACCAGTGCTAGTCCGCTGCTCGAATATGCTGCGGATCTTGCCGGCAGCCGGCGTAGCCGTGACGGAGGTTAGGCCACCTCTAGCAGCTACGCGTCCATTGGCGTCTATAATCATGTTAGACGCCTCAATAGACCATCGTGGATCTAGCACGGAGTTCTGCTGCTGCAGATTGAGTCCGAGCGATCCAGGAGTAGCTATAGGTAGAGGGACCAGCTGCCCAGCTGGAAGCCCTGCTTGTGTGACGTTGCGAGGCACTAGAGAAGCATCAAGTCTTGGTTGTTACCCTGCTCAACGTTTTCGATAGACACGGCATCGTCTAATACTTCGCGGTACTTCTCTTCGCTGTAGGCCGAGCTAGGCCCGAGCTCCTCACCGCGCTCCTCTCTAGCCATCCATTGCAGCCCCATGATGACTGGGTAGTTAGGAACCGTGACATCGGTTTGGCCGTTGGGATCTGCCATGGTGGAGGCTAGGAAGTCGCCTTGCGGGACAGCCATCGTCACAGTAACGGTGCGCTGCGTGTTCACGGGCGGGTAGACA